ATTCATAAGTGTTTTATGCAAACGCTTAACCATGCTTTTGTATAAGTATATTGCTGTTTACATTAGATATAAAATGTCTACTGTCAGTAATATACCTTATACTAAGGAAAATCAAAATTTTGATTTACCTGTTTTAGAGGTTAAATTGCATAAGACTATTTTTGGTTTTCAACACCATTTCCATAACAAAATTACCGGTGAGGTAATAGGGTATATGGAAGCTGATGATAAAGCTATATTGCCTACCATTAGTGATGTTCAAGACCAAGAGTACTGTAAGGAGAGCATGATGCCTAAGTCCAAATTAAATCTAATAAAAGATTCAGCCAGTAATTGGCTGATTGAATTTGTTAGTCAGAATGGCACCGTCATGGGCTTTGGTTGGAAAACCAAAGTTAATACTCCTGCTGGGGTACAACACATACTTGTGACTTGTTTACATGTAGCTACTAGAGTTACATATGCAAGAGCCAGATTAGAATCACGTCAAATGGTTCTGCCTGATTTCAAATATATAGAGAACGTAGATGTCGCTATATATGAGATCACAGCTATGGATCCCATGCTATACAGCTTTAAAAACAAGGAGTGTTCCATGATCAAAGATGAAACCTCTTATTCTATTGTTTCTCGTATTGGTAAGGATACTTACGAATCGTGGGGAACAGTTACCCGAGCAGTTAATGCTGAACTATTTGGTTTTAGACACAATATTTCAACAATAGCTGGATTTTCAGGTTGTCCTATACTTAATAGTCAAGGAAAACCAGTTGGAATTCATTGCGAGGGTAGTAATAAGAATAATAAAGGTTTGGCCATTGATCCTATCCTTAGAATTATGTATAATAATAAATTTTATGCTGAATCACCTCATGATAAACATACAGATATGTATGATCAAGATGATGATATTGTTTCAAAGAAACAAAGAAGATTAAGAATAAAGTTTTATAATTCTAAAGTGGTAGCACGCAATGTCCAATTGGACTTAGATGATGGAAATAAATATACTTGGGCAGATTATTCTGATGATGAAATGCCTGATTATAATCCTTACCTAGACAATCAAGAACCGCAAGATTTGGATGATTACGAAAGAGAATGTGCTTACGATAATCATATCAAATCTTTAAATGCTCAAGCAATGGATTCTGAGGATCCTATGGACTCGTACCAACAATATAATAGCGACGATGAATTAATCGACGTTCAATTTGTTAATCCGTACAAGACATTGGATAAGAAGAAAGTTAAATTAACTTTCGCAAACTCAGATTGGGTCAAGAGTGAAAATAGATTTGTTTTACGTTCACATAAGAAAACTGAACCTAAAGTTTCTAAATATAAAGCCAAAGAATATTTCCAAGAAAATTCTAAAGGTGAAGATTCAGTAACATTAGTTTCGGATTTTCGTGGACCCCTTCCTCTGAAGGGGGTAAAACAATCAGAGATTATGTCGACTATTACACCTCTTTCGAAGAAGAAAGAGAACTCGACAATTATCAAACCAAGAACCCTCCCATCTATTGCGGAACAATCGATATCAAACCTCCAACAGGGTTTAGTAAATCGAAAGTTCCGATCAAACAAGAAATCCTTGAAAGTTGGCCCGAAATTAGTGGATATAAATTCCCAGGCCGACGAGATAAGAGCAGAGTTCAACAAAGTCTTGCGTACACCATTGGAACACCCCAAACCTCCAGACCGCATAACAAATTCAACAAAGCTGTCGACTCCCTCTACGAATGGACCTCGGAAATCCAAGAAAATTCAAGTAGAGAACAAGTCGAAGCCGTTGTCAGAAGGAGAGTTCAAGGTATTAAAGAAACTTCTACCCCGGGCTTTCCCTACAGTCTAAAATACGGTAATAATAAAACATTATTACAAAACGATTTAGAACTGGTTGTTAGATTAACAACTGACCGACTGATGAAAATGTTAGATACGGACATTTCGACCGTCATCGATGATCCGGTTTATTTTTATAAATACGGATTTAGTGATCTGATACAACCAAACGAAAAAGATGAACCACATCCAGCTCGTAAGGTTGAACAGAACAGGTGGCGTATATTTTGTTGTCAATCAATTGTAGATCAATTGGTTGAACGGGTTTTGTTTCAACCCGTTTTAGAACAAATAAAGAGAAATTATCCTCACTCTGGAGCGGTGATAGGTATAGGATTTTCAGATGATTTAGTAACTCAGCTATGTAACTACATTAAGAGCGTTGTTAATATAAAACGACTCAAAGGTAGTGATGTAGCTAGTTTTGAAGCTAGTCTCGGTAGAGATTGGCTTAAAAATTCAGCTGAAATGAGTATATCGAAAATGTCTAACCGATCTAAATGTTCCAATGTGATTAACGCAATGCGTATTCACGTGTTGAAGATAACTAATCCATTATATGTAGTTCCTTTTGGAACTTCATATCAATTATGGAGGAGACTTCAACCAGGAGGAATGTTATCGGGTTCGTTTCTCACCACACTCTATAACAGTTTGTGTAGACTAGATATAGCCTATGAAGCAGGAGCTATAAATGCTTTTGCAGTAGGTGATGATTGTCTAGAAGAAACTACATATAAACTGGAAGAACTTCGAGATATCTATTCTAAACTAGGCTTTAAGCTTAGAGAATTAACAGATGTCAAGAATTTCGTGATAGAATTTTGTTCCCATGAATTCTATCATGTTGGTAATGAACAGTGGAAGGCAAGACTTAGTTCTTGGCCTAAAGCTCTTTACAACATATTGAGTAAGAACATTAGCATGGAACAATATCAAGGTTTCATTCATGAAACTAGAAATAATGCTAATCAAGACAAAATGTTAAAGACCATTGATGATTATGGTACCTTTAATAAATCACCAAATGCCATCTAACTGCGGATAGATGGCATAAAAATAATTAATATATCAACTAAAATCAATAAATCAATTATCTACAAAACACAATCAATCAATAACAAATTTCATATTTATAATGTCACTTGCCCTTGTTAAATCAGCTCAAGGAGCCGCTACAAACATAGCTACAGATCCATATGCAAGAGCATTGGCTTATCAAGTATTGTCAGAGGGCGTATCATACGTTGGTCAGTCACTTAAGACAAGAAAGAAAAACAAAAAGAAAAATAAGAATTTTAATAACATGTCATTGCCTATGCAAATCAGCAACAAAGCGCCAGTGTTCATCAACACTAGAGCAAGTACGAGAAAACCACGAATGCGAGGAACGGTTAAAGGTGGTATCAGTATCACACACCGTGAGTATATCGGAGAAGTTACAGGAAGCACAACTTTCTTAGCTTCCTCGTATGCTGTACAACCTGGAATATCAGAGACATTCCCTTGGTTGCATGGTATAGCAAATAATTTTGAGAAATACAAAATTAAATCTATGACACTTGAATTTATCAATGTTTCAGCCACAAGCGAAAGAGGTAGAGTTACCTTAGCTTTTGATCATGATCCATTGGATTCTAATCCTATTGATAAAGTTCAATTATTTTCTTATAAAGGTGCTGTTGAGGGAGCTGTTTGGGCTCCACTCAAACTTAGAGTACCTGTTCCTAATAAAGAATATTTTACTAGAAACGGTATTGTAACAGGCACTGATCTTAAAACCTATGATATAGGCAAATTTGTAGTTGGAACTTCCAACAATGCAGATGCAGCTATAATAGGTGAATTGTTTGTATCTTATGAAATTGAGTTAAGTGTACCACAACCTGCAACTTGTCCTTCAATCACTATTAGTGGTGGAGGTACTGTTTCCAAATCCGATATTTTCGGTTCAGAACCAGTGCAGAATGGTAACTTTCCAATAACTGTAGAAGCTAATTCATTAGTCTTTAATACACCAGGCTTTTATGTCGTGTCTTTAAGGATTGGTGGAACAACACCCGGTTTAATGGGTTTAGCTGTTTCAGGTTCAGGAGCATTAAGTGCAATCACATCCGTCACAGACGGATCTGGAAGTGGCTACTCCTGTGCATTCTTTGAAGTATGGGTTAAATTAAGAGGAGCATCAGTGGATATAACTATCCCTGGTACTTCCGTTAACACATCATACTGTAGAGTAACAACCTCAAATGGTAATTCTTTCTAACTATATATTAATTAGACTCCGAAGAGTATAAACTACCTCACCAAGGTACAATGGGAACACACGAATAAACGTGTATAAATAATACTTAAATCTACGTCAAGATGGGAGGGATTCCACCATGCAAACCAGTAGATTGAGGGTGGGTTGCATGGG